ACCACGCATTCCCGACCCTTGGAGACGAGTTTGAGAGAGATCTCTCCCGTCTTCAACGAACTGTGGCGCATAGAGGCATTCGAGTTTTTCTCGAAGACCTTCCTGCGATTGGCAAACACTTTGATCGGTGTTTGTCAGACGGTCTGTACAGATTTTCAGGGCTTCCTCTAACTAAGAGGTGCTCCGAAAAAGTAGTGATTCCGAAGTTTCTTCGGGGACTCTACTTACAGATTTTTCACAGTTCAGGTTCGCTGAAGGAGAATTGCAATGTCGAGGCCATCCTCTTTGTCCGCCAACTCACGTTGGCCTTCAAAAAAGGAAAGCTCAGCTGCACCGAGGAAGCTAACGAAAAAGAAGTCGTTAACTTCCACACGGTCGACACTCAACTTCCCGAACTTGATGAGTTCTGGCAAGTTGAAGACCGTCCTATACTTCCGGATCTACCTTCGCAGGCAGCATCTGGAAGTCATAGTGACTCCTTACCTGATTTGGTTACTGATGAACCGACCCGGAAACGGGACGGCGAATCCGCTGACAGTCAAATTCTCTGTAAAGAGACTGACTTCAGAGCTCCAAATCGTGATACTGCAAGTACTAAACAATTCCCTTACAAGGGTTTTGCTAAGTCCGAGCTTTATCAAGGCAGGATACAGTCTAGTGATGCGCACTTGCGCAAAGCTATGTCGATTCTCCTGGTTAGGTTAGACTTCGTGTCTAACCTGGTCACCACCACTCTGGGATCATATGATCCATCCGAGTGGAGGTTCAGACACGGTCCAGGTGCTGTCTCTGAATATCGCGGACCAGCCAATAAATATTATTGGACAAACTGGTCGGATACTTTAGAGGCTGAGTTCCCAATTGCTGATTGTGGTTTTCACAATTATTGCAGTTGGGTAGACAGTTTGCAGACCAGGCCGGAAGTCAGCTCACAAGAGCTGCCCTCTCGGATGGTGTGTGTTCCCAAGACCTACTCGAAACCTCGGCTAATTGCCGCGGAGCCGAGCGCAAATCAATGGTGCCAACAAAATATCTGGCACTATTTTTGCGATCGAAGCAAGGCTTCTTGGATTGATCGTTTTGTTCGCTTTCGCGATCAAACGCTCAACCAAGAGCTATGCAAGAAAGGGTCACGGGATAACACAGTCGCTACCGTCGATTTATCGGAGGCTAGCGATCGTGTCACCTGTCACGCTGTTGGGCAGATGTTTAGGAGCAATCCTAGACTACTAAACTGCCTTAGAGCGTCTCGGTCCCCAGTAGTATCTCAGGATGTAACCGAAAGGGTACCTCGAGAGATACGGTTGAGAAAATTCTCAACTATGGGCAACGCCTGTACCTTCCCTGTAGAGAGTCTACTTTTTCTGAGTATCGCCGTGGCTACGGTGCTTACGCAACGTGGCCTTAGGCCAACAAAGAAAAACGTAGAAAGTCTATCTGGGGAGGTGGCCGTCTTCGGTGATGACATAGTCATCCCCGTCGAATGTCGGGAGCTATTTGTTGAAGCTCTTAAAGTCTTAGACTTTAAGGTCAATGACCGCAAGTCCTTCTGGAGTGGAAACTTCAGAGAGTCCTGTGGCGTTGATGCCTTCCGCGGGGTCGACGTGACCCCGGCGTATTGGCGCATATTCAACAATGGCAAGCCAGAATCGCTAGCGAGTACTGTGGAAAGTGCAAATAACTTCACCAAGAAGTTCTTGCTCACCGCAGCTGATCGACTCGCGTCGACCATACCGTCTCGGATGAAAATCCCTACGGTATCTATGCGATCTGGTGTTTTCGGTCTCAAATCTTTTGCCGGCGCTAATCTTGAGGGTTACCAAACCCGATGGAATAACGACCTGCAGAGAGATGAGGTGCGGGTGGGGTCCCTTACGGGACTCCAGCAACGCCTCCCGATCGAAAACGACTCTGCTTTGCTTCAGTATTTTACTGAAGATCCTGACCCATTTTCCAAATGGTCATCAGGCATTCCGCAGAGGCCTAGGACGAGAATTCGTCCTAGGTGGGTGGCCTTAACCGACTTCGTCGCACCATGCGACGGGACGAATTAAGGAGGGAGATACGGTTTGGAAGCCTTGACCAACGTTGGCCTAGACCTTAACGGGCGGTGGTTCTCGTAGGGAGACTTTCC